ACGATAATATAGAAAAAATTATAAATAATCCTAAAGCTATGATTATTGATGATGTGCAATATCCAGCAAAGATTTTTCAATTATGGTCATCTTCTGAATTAAATGCCATAGGTATTTATGAAGTTATTACTGATACATCTAATTTTAAAGATGAATATTATTATATCAATACTAATGAACAATTTAATTATTCGGACAATAAAGTTACAAGATCATGGGGAAACCCTACACCAAAAAAATTAGAAGATGAAGATGCTGTAGATGAAAATGGCGATCCTGTTTTAGACGAAGATGGAAACCAAATAATTAATTATGGTCTTAAAACTGAAAATAAAAGAATTGTAAAACAACAAGCATCAGGATTACTTGCACCTACAGATTGGTATGTAGTAAAAGCAACAGAGGTTGCAGAATATAATGTTCCTGAAAATATCACATCATTTAGAACAGAAGTAAGAGCAAAATCAAATGAGATGGAAACTCAAATAGATGCTTGTACTACTGTTGATGAACTAAAAGCTTTATACGAATATACTGAACAAGAAGATGGAACTCAAACAAGACCTTTAGCAGAATTTCCAAAGGAGATTTAATGTTACCAACTATTTCAACGGGAAACGTAGCATCAGCATTAGCTGGAGAATATGAAGTTGCTAATTCATTAAGGTTTTCTGTATCAGACGATAGTTTAAGTAAAACTTATTCAAGTTCTGGCAATACTAAGACATGGACACTCTCAACTTGGATTAAAAGATCAAATCTTGACACGAGTCAAAATCAAAAAATTTTTGGAACTAATTATGTAAGTCTTAGCGAGTTTATGGTAATATTTAATAATAGTGGAACTGATGAAGATAAAATAAATATTTTAAATTATACAGGGGGTGGTGGTGCAATTCAAGCAAATGCTACAACAGCAAGAGTATTTCGTGACCCTAGTGCATGGTTTAATTTAATAATTGCTTTAGATACAACTCAATCTTCTGAGTCTGATAGGTTAAAAGTTTATATTAATGGGTCTTTAGCTACATTATCAGGAACAATACCAAGTCAAAATGCAGATTTAAGGTGGAATAATAGTTCTCATACACTTTATATTGGAGAGGGTGGTAGTCAAGCAGTTAGTAATTTTCAAGGATACCAATGCGAAACAGTTTTTGTAGATGGAACTGCTTTAGATCAAAATTCATTTGGAGAGTTTGATTCTGATAGTCCTACAATATGGAAACCAAAAGATGTTAGTGGTTTATCATTAGGAAGTAATGGATTTTATTTAGATTATGAAGATAGTTCTAATTTAGGTAATGACGTGTCTGGTTCTAATAATTGGACAGTAAACCAACTTACTGCAACAGATCAATCTACTGATACCTGTACTAATAATTTTTCGGTATTAAATAATTTAATTCAATCAAGTGCCACATATTCAGATGGTAATTTAACTGTTGCAATATCTTCTAATAAATCTCTTATGTCAACTATTGGGGTGTCTTCTGGAAAATTTTATTTCGAGACTAAAATTAATACCAAAGGAAGCACTTATTTAGGTTTTTGTTCTGAAAGAAATACAGGGGCAAACTTTTCAAGTTACAGACCATTAACAGAATCTGCTTTAGTTAATACAACGGGTAATGTTTATGATGCTGGTGGAAATACAGGAATTGATAGTCTTCCTAGTATAGCAGATGACGACATAATTGGTTGTGCTTTAGATGTAGATAATAAAAAATTTTGGTGGTCAAAAAATGGTCAATGGTACTCAGCAAACGCATCATCAGATAGCACAATAAATATATCAGATGTTGAAGCTGGTAATAATGGATATGACTTTTCAAGTTGGACAGGTCAATTTGTTTTTGCATCTTTTGGAACATCAACAAATGCTAATAATATTTCAGTTAATTTTGGCTCTCCATCTTACTCTGTATCATCTCCAAATTCAGATGCTAATGGATATGGTGCATTCTCCTATACTGTACCTACAAATTTTTATGCAATCAACTCAAAAAACTTAGCGGAGTTTGGATAATGGCTTATACAACTATAGACGACCCAACAATTTATTTTAATTCTAAACTATATACAGGAACAGGAAGTTCTAATTCTATTACAGGAATTGGTTTTGCACCAGATTGGGTCTGGATAAGAAATAGAGCTTCATCTCATCACATGCTATTTGATACTGTAAGAGGAGCAACTAAAGCATTATATTCAAATTTAACTGACGCAGAAACAACAGTTTCTGGTCATGTTACAGCTTTTGGAACTGATGGATTTACTTTAGGGGATAACTCTGGCAAAGGGAGTACAAATGGAAATAGTGAAAGTTATGTGGTTTGGAATTGGTCTGCTGGTGGTTCTGCACCAGCCATAACATATTCAGTAAAAGTAGTTTCAGATAGTGGTAACAAATATAGATTTGATGATTTTGGTACAAGTGCTGTTACTTTAGATTTACAAGAGGGTGGTACTTATACATTTGATCAATCTGATAGTTCAAACTCAGGACACCCATTAAGATTTTCTACAACATCAAATGGAACGCATGGTGGGGGTAGTGAATACACAACAGGGGTTACAACAAATGGAACACCTGGTAGTTCTGGTGCTTACACAAGAATTACAGTAGCCGCATCTGCACCACAGTTGTATTATTATTGTTCTAACCACAGCCTGATGGGTGGATCAGCTAATACAAACTCTACATTTGGCTCATCAAATTTTTCAGGCAGTATTCAATCAACTTCATCTGCTGGTAGTACACAAGGATTTAGTATTGTGTCCTATACAGGAACAGGAAGTGCGGCTACAGTAGGTCATGGTTTAGGTGCGACTCCTAAAATGATTATAGTAAAAAATTTAGATTCTTCTGAAAATTGGGGTGTTTGGCATACTGGTATTGATGCAGATGAATATCTTGGCTTAAATCAATCTAGTGCTAAAGCTACAAATACAGCTATTTGGAATAATACTCTTCCAACAAGTAGCGTTTTTAGTGTAGCAAATAATGCAAGAACAGGAAGCTCGGATAATTATGTAGCTTATTGTTTCGCAGAGAAAAAAGGATTTAGCCGTTTTGGATCGTATAACGGGAACGGGTCGAGTGACGGAAGCTACATTCATCTCGGATTTAAACCATCTTGGGTTATGATTAAAAGAACCAATGCAAGTAGCACTAGCTACGTTATGCATGACAATAAAAGAAACCCTTTTAATGTAGTAGATGCTAGATTATGGGCTGATTTAACTAACGCATCAGCAACAAGCTCTAGTTATAATATAGATTTTTTGTCTAATGGTTTCAAAATAAGAAATACTAATTCTTTAGTAAATACTTCAGGCGGTTCATACATCTACATGGCTTTCGCAGAATCACCATTCGTAAATTCTAATGGTATACCAACAAACGCAAGATAGGAATTAATTATGCAATTATCAAAACATTTTAAATTAGAAGAATTTGAAAAATCTATGACAGCTACTCGTAAGGGTATTGAAAATAAAGCTGGTAGTGGAGAAATAAAAAATCTTACTGATTTGTGTTATGGTGTATTAGAGCCTGTAAGAGCAAAATTTGATAAACCAATTACAATAACTTCAGGATATAGAAGCCCTGAGTTATGCGAAGCTATTGGCTCAAAACCTACATCACAGCACACTAAGGGGGAAGCCGCAGACTTTGAATTGGCTGGTATATCTAATTTACAAGTTGCTTTATGGATTCAAAATAATTGTGACTTTGACCAACTTATTTTAGAATTTTGGAAAGATGATGACCCTAATGCTGGTTGGATTCATTGTTCTTTTAAAGAGGGTTCTAACAGAAAACAAGTCTTAACATTTAATGGAAAAAATTATACAAATGGATTACCTGATGCAAAATGGTCAGGTGGTAAATTTGCAAACTAGGAGAAAAGATGGCACTAACAAAAAAACAAAAGAAACTTCCAATGGCTTTACAAAAAGCTATATTGAAGAAACAAAAGCAAACTAAAAAACCAAAAAGGAGAAAATAATATGCCCTATCATACAGGAAAAGGTTCTCATGGCGGAATGAAGAAGAAGAAAAAGAAAAAAGCTAAGAAACCAAAAATGAAAACAAGCAGAAGATAATGGTTAAAGTAGCATCTATAAAAAACATAATTAAAGATTTAAAACCAAGACAACAAAGGACTATGCGAAACCATGCAAGACATCATAGTCTGAAACACATGAGATCAATGGCAAGATCAATGAAAAGAGGTGCTACTTTTGCTTCAGCCCATACAAGGGCTATGAGGAGTGTAGGAAAATGAGTGGATTTACAACATCAGTTACATTAAAAGAAATGATAAACAAATTTCCAATGCGAAAGAGAAGAAGAAATGTCAAAAAAAAGAAAAAGAAAAAGAGTAGCAAGAGATAAACAAACAGACTTGCCAAAAAAATATTTATCTGGTCTTAAAGGTGGTGCTAGATCAGAGAGAGCAAGTTTAATAAAAGCTATGTCTGAAGCTTACAAAAAAGGACAAAGAATACCAAGATCAATGTTTAGAGCGAGGGCAAGAAGTGGCTATTAGAAGAAAACCTTTATCTGCAAGAGTTGTTTCTATACTTAGAGCAAAAGCTAAGAATAGAAAAAACATAACTTTAGGTATGCTTAAAAAAGTGTATAGGCGAGGGCAAGGGGCATATCTTTCAAGCGGCAGTAGACCAAGAACTTCAATGCAAAGCTGGTCACTTGGGCGTGTAAATTCATTCCTTAGAGGAAGTAGAAAACATGATACAGACCTGAGAAGAAAACGAAAGAAGTAAATGAAAACTAATAAAGAAAAATTTGTAGAGATTGATGGAAGAATAAAATTAGTAAATCAAAAAATAGATTTAATAATTAAGAACCATCTACATCACATGAAAAAAGATATTGATAGAATTTTATATAGTCTTGGTGCAATCGGACTTCTAGTTTTAGGACAACTTCTTTACTTACTCACCAAATAGTTGTATAGGTCAGTATATGACCTATAAGAGAATACTTGTAATATCTGATATGCACATTCCATATCATCACAAAGACTCAATACAATTTTTAAAAGAAATCAAAAAACAATATAAACCAGATTTTGTAGTAAATATTGGTGATTTATTAGATTTTCATGCAATCAATATGCACACACACGACCCAGATTTATATTCTGCTGGACACGAACTAAAACAATCAAAAATTTATGTAAAAGAACTAGAGTCTATATACCCAAAAATGGTTGAAGTAGAATCTAATCATTCAAGCTTAGTTTATAGACGAGCATTAAAATATGGAATGAGTAAAGAGTTTTTAAAAGATTATGGTGATTTTTTAGGAACTAAAAAGTGGAAATGGGTAGATGATTTGACAATAGATTTACCAAATAAACAAAGATGTTTTTTTACACATGGAAGAAGTGCAGATGTTTTGAAAGTATCTCAAACTATGGGTATGTCAGCAGTTCAAGGTCATTATCATACTAAATTTGTTATATCTTGGTGGGCTAATCCTGATAATCTATTTTTTGCTATGAATGTAGGGTGTTTAATAAATCAAAAATCACTAGCTTTTGCTTATGCTAAAAACTTTAAAACAAGGTTTATTTTAGGTTGTGGTATAATTATTGATGGAATACCAAGACTTTTGCCAATGGTATTGAATAACAAGGGTAATTGGATTAAAAAGCTTGTATGAAGAACAAAAAGGGTACTTTAAAGGCTCATAGAAGCGATTTAAGGGCTACTGATAGACAAATAGGTGGTAAGCACTATCAACTACCAATATCACCTTTAAAATTCATTTTAGCCAATAATTTAAACTTTGTAGATGGTAATATTGTAAAATATGCAGTTCGTAAGAAAAAAGGCGAGTCTTTAAAAAGTAAATACGAAAAGATAAAGCATTATTGCGATCTTGGAATAGAATTGATAAAAGAATAATATGTGGTTAGCTTTACTTAAAAATCCTTTAACAAAAATGATTGCTAATAAAGCAATAGATCATTTCAAGCATAAAGCAGAAAAAGTTAAAACTATTAGAGAAGCAGAATTACAAGCTTGTAAAGAAGTAGATGTTCAAAGAATAAAGTCACAAGATAAAAGTTGGAAAGATGAAATATTAATGGTATGGCTTATTGCTATGCTATCAACAGGTTGGTTTGACGAAACTAGAGATAACTTTGAGGAATGGGTAAGAATTATAAATGATTTACCTGATAGTGTTTGGTACTTAGTTATAATAGTTTTTACTGCAACATTTTCTACTAAAATGACAGATAAAGTTCTAAATCGAAATAAAAAAAAATAATATAAATTTACATCAAACATCTGTATTAAGAATCTATGAGGATAGATGCGGTAATTATAGATGCAGAGTTTAGAATGGAATCAGCTTATTCAGAGTATGGTCATTATATCTGTTTGAGATTTGTAGATGAAAGCCCAGCTTTAAATAAACTAAAAGGTTTTATACAAGAACTTTCACAATTTGATGATGTAAAGCTTGTAGATTATAATTACGATATTGAAACAATAAATGAGTTTTCTAATTTAGATGGCTTTGATATTGTTAAACATTAGCCCTCTTGTCTGTTTGCCAACTTAATATCTGTTTTTATTTCTGTTTGTTTCATTGAAGAATATCTATCAAGATTATTATATTTTAGTTTTGCTCTAATTAGATTTGATTCTGCATGAGCCAAGCTGTTAATTATTTCTTTATACTCAGGGTCAAGTCTTGCTTTATGTTCTGCTTCAATAGCTGTCTTTGTATCTAATTTATGTTT